GGCGAACGCCGCATCATTGCTGGACAGGTAGTGCCTTTCGGCGCAGTCGGAAACACGTCAGTCGGTAAAGTAATCTTCGAGCGCGGTTCAATCCAGATTCCAGCCGTGTCAAAGATTAAATTGCTTGCTCAGCACAATACCAACGATCCAATCGGTCGCGCTAAGTCTTTCTCCGAGACAGCAACAGGTATCGACGGCGTATTCAAGTTGTCAGCAGCTTCTAAAGCTTCTGATTATCTTGTCATGGCGTCAGAAGGACTTATCGACGGACTCTCAGTAGGCGTCGAAGTTATCTCATCAAAGGAACGCAAAGACGGCGTTTTAATTGTGACAGCAGCCATTCTCAAGGAAGTTTCACTTGTTGAATCTCCCGCATTTACCGAGGCTCGCGTCCTCGAAGTCGCCGCATCAGAAGGCGAAGAAGAAGTTTCTGCTCCTGTAGAAGAAGCAGATGAAACCCAACCAACAGAAAGTGAGGCAGCTGTGTCAGAAGATACAACTCCCGCAACAACTGAGGCAGCAGCAACAGCAGAAGCCTCACGCCCAGTCATTAAGGCAGCAACTCCTTATGGCGAAGGTGTGACTCGTGTTCGTCACGGAATCACATCTATGGGTCGCTACACAGAGCACAAAATCAAGGCAGCACTTGGCGACAACGTTTCACGCGAGTGGGTTGCTGCATCAGAAGATCGTTCACTTCTTACAGCGACAGATGCAACAATCGGTTCTAACCCTGCGTTCAACCCAATCCAGTACCTCTCAAACTTTGTGTCTAACACAAACTTTGGACGTCCAACAATCGACGCTGTAACTCGTCAGGCTGCACCTGCTTCAGGTATGCAGATCAACATTCCTGCATTGGTAACATCAGCTGGTGGCGGTTCTGATACTGCTCCAACAGTTGCATCAAACCCAATCGACGGAACAGCACCATCAGATACAGCAATGACTTCTGCATACGAGACAGTAACTTTGGCTCGCTATGCAGGACAGCAGACTGTTGATCTAGCGCTTCTTGAGCGTTCAGACCCAATCTTTTTCGATCAGCTTGCAATTCAGTTGGAGCGCGCATACCGCCTAGCAACTGACTCAGCAATGATTGCTGCTCTTACAGCACAGGGAACACAAGCTGCAACTAAGGCTGGCTCAATCGCTGGTCTTATTTCATACATCGGGGTAGAAGCTCCTGCAGCATATAAGGGTTCTTCATACTTCGCATCAAACATCGTAACTAATACCGACTGGTGGTCACAACTAATCGGTGCAGTCGATACAACAGGACGCCCAATTTTCAATGCTTCACAGCCATGGAACGCAGGCGGCGTATCAACACCAACTTCAATCAAGGGAAATGTTCTCGGACTTGACCTTTATGTTGATAAGAATGTTACAGCAGGTCTTATCGACGAGTCAGCGTTCATCATCGCTCCTGAAACAGCAATGTGGTTTGAAACTCCAGAGGCATTTTTCTCTGTGAACGTCGTTTCAAACATGGCTGTACAGACAGCAATCTACGGCTACGGCGCAGGTAAGGTTCTTATCCCTGCTGGTGTACGTCGCTTCAACCTCACATAAGCAAGAGGTAACTAAGTACGCCGAACGGGCGGGGCAGAGCCCTTCCCCGCCCGTTCGGTCTTTAGAAAGGATTAAATATGGCAGCCACATACGTCACAGCCAACGAGCTTCGCTCTGTCCTTGGCGTCGGTACGCTATACCCAGATTCTGATCTTGAACTTGCTTGCCAGACAGCAGAAGACACACTTAACCAATATCTTTGGTTCGATTCTTATCCAGTCATTGGCTGTACAGTAGTTAGTAACAAATGCACATTAGTTTTATCCGCTCCTGCTACTTTTACAGTAGGACAAACCATTACTGTTTCAAATGTTGGAACTTCATACAATGGTAGCCGTACAATCACAGCGACTTACCCGTGGACTAATGGTTCAGGTACTTTTCCGCTATTTACATACTTTTTCCCTTATACATACCAGACATTTCCGAAAGGATATTCACTGGTTCAATTTAATGCTACCGGCACGGTCGCAGATGAGAACTATCGTCAAGTAATTCCATACGGAAAGGCTCTAGGCGCGGATACAAAGGCAACTGGCTATTCAGCCACACCAGCAATTCGTCAAGCAGCTCTTATGCTCGCCGTGGACGTTTGGCAGGCTCGCCAAGCACCTTCTAGCGGCGGTGTATCCGTCGATGGTGTAACACCAAGCCCTTATCGTCTCGGCAACACAATGCTGGCAAAGGTTCGCGGTCTTATCGCGCCTTACACCTCACCTCGTTCAATGGTGGGCTAATGGCGTCATCATTATCGACATTACGCAAAGACTTAGGCGAGGCTTTAGCTTCTAATACCGTCTATCAAGTCTTTATCTACCCACCTCAAACTATTCAGGCTAACTCTGTGGTCATCATTCCTGATGATCCATACATTACGCCTTCCAATGACTCATGGGCAACAGTTGGACCAACAGTTAATTTTAAATTGCTTATTACAGTTCCATTATTCGATAACCAAGGCAACCTTATGGGAATCGAAGATGCAGTTGTGACAATGTTTAATGCTCTCTATACAGCTACAAGCGATGGCAATATCGCTTACAACGTAGGTTCAGTATCTCAACCTCAAGTGCTATCTGTAGCTTCTGGCGATTTATTGAGCTGTGAAATGCAAATCACCCTAGTTACGAGTTGGAGCTAAAATGGAATACACAGATATGGCTGCTTGGGCAGCTGAAGAAAAGGCTTACCTAACCAAAATCGGTCAGGTAGAAGAAGCAAAAACAACAAAGACAAAGAAAGACGAGGAATAACCTAAATGGCAGTATTTCTAAACAATCAGGTCGGCGTTAAGGTCAATTCCGTCGATCTCTCAGACCACGTTAATAACGTAACTCTTAACCGTAACTTCGACCAGCTCGAAGTAACAGCGATGGGCGATTCAGGACACCGTTTCATCAAGGGTCTTGAAGCATCATCTATCACACTCGATTTCCTCAATGACACAGCTACAGCGTCAGTTCTTCAGACACTTCAGGCTGCATGGGGAACTAACGTAACTCTCGTTCTTCTTCAGAACAAGGGAACAGCAGTATCAGCAACTAACCCTCTTTACACAATGACAGTTCTTGTCAATGGAACTACTGATATCAACGGCGCAACAGGCGACCTTTCAACTCAGTCAGTTACTTGGGACGTTTCAGGTACAATCGCTGTAGCAAACACAGGTTCATTCTAACAATTAAGTAAGGGGCTAAAATGGCAAAGCTAAGGGTTACAACGATAGACAACATGACGAGTGATTATGAAATCACGCCGTTGCTTGAATATTCGTTTGAGCAATATGCCAAGATGGGCTTTCACAAAGCCCTATTGCAAGAACAGAAGCAGTCAGATATTTACTGGCTCTGCTGGGAAGCAATGCGCCGTTCAGGTGTAACGGTTAAACCTTTTGGGGAAGGATTCCTTGAAACCTTGAAGTCAGTAGAGGTTCTGGAATCTGACCCTTTAGAGTAGATCGGAACTCTGTCACCTATATCGCAGCTCGCTTGAGTTACGAATATGGAGTTCCGTTCGACTCCATCGTTGAACTATCTCCGATGGCGTTTCAATATCACGTCCAAGTTCTTAAGGACATAGCGAAGGCGAGGGAAGATGCCAGTAAAGCTTCAAGGCGCGGTCGCGCTTAGAAAAGCCCTCGCTGTAGTTGAACCAACCCTAGCTAAAGAAACCAGCAAAGAAATTGCTTCATTTCTTAAGCCAGTTGTAAAACAGGCTCGAGGATATATTCCTAACAACGATGCCATTATTAGCGGTTGGCTTGTAGCCAATGCTCGAGGTACTTGGAAACGTGTGGCGTACGACGCTTCCGTGGCTCGTAAAGGCATTACCTATAAATCAACGCCTAGCCGTGTCAATCGTCAGGGATTCTCAGCCTTAGCTTCTATCTTTAACAAATCTGCGGCTGGTGCTATCTATGAAACCGCTGGACGCAAATCAGGTTTGGTTGGCAACTTCTCGCCTCGCCTCGGTGGTGAAATCAAGGGCGATAAGCAAAAGATGCAAGGACGCGCCATATTC